GAGGAGTTGAACCTCCCCAGCTTTCGCTGCCAACCGGGCACCCAGACTGCTTTCCCCCTATCCCCAGTCTAGGGATTCGAGGTCTCTTCTTTGTGGGATGGTCAGTAACAATTGGCCTGAAATCAAAGAACCTCGGGGTACCTGCCCTGAGCCTGCTCGAGGGACCTACCTGTGCTTTCATTAGCACGATTGGAGGTTATTATCTTGTGGTACTTAGGTGCCCTATTATCAGGATACTACATACTAACTGAATTAGTATTCTAGTTCTCACTCATACTCATTGATGGAGCCGGGTTTATCCCTAACAGTTCGACAGCTCCCTCTCGGTGCAAGGGGTGACGAGATCTTTCGTTAGGTCTCTGTATTAGATTTATCTCGAGCGTCCTTCTGGTTCCTATTTGAACCTTTTTCTGAACCGACTTCGGTCCTGAATGTAAGGCCTCCCATCTGGCTCCACCACCTTCTTACTGGGAATTTAGTACCTCTGAAGGAAGGGTGACCTGGTCCCAACGGACTCAGGCAAGGATTTTGTAGCTTACAGACAGTATCGGGGCCGTCTAGGATTTAGTGTTCAACTAAACCTATTAGCTCCAGAAACTCACATTATTAAACGAGCGGAAACCAACGAGATCGACTGACAGATCTTGACCGTGTTGGCAAACCTGTACCCGTTTAGTAGTGTAAAGTCTGCACAGTTAGAAGGCGTTTTATAGCTCTAGTTGATACAGAGGTCTCTTGTGTAATTAGATACTAAGGAAGCGATACTTTTAACAATCTTGGGGAAGAAAGTTATTAGTACGACTATGTGTATAATAGCTGACTAAGACCAGATTTCTTTAAATTAAATTAATAATTATTATGAAAATAAGATCTTTTTCCGTATCGGCTACCTCCTTCGGGCGACATCCGTCAATCGAAGCGTTCCGTTATTGGGAAGGTTTCGACTGGGATCGTGTTATGACACATTATGCTGTCATAGACCCTGTGGACCCGAAAGGAGTCTTGTATCTTACAGAACGAGAGTATACTTCCATGTTGAAAGTTGCTCTGTCCACAGAGACAGCTATATTAGTTATAGCGCGACCCGGTGATGAGCCTCCTCAAGATTATCACGAGAAAGTTACAAAAGATTTATCCAAAATTTCTCCTTTAACTAAGGCGCAAATATTGTCGTCAAAGTTTTGGAGGAGTACCTTATCTCGATACCAAGTACAAGATAGTAACATGGTCGAAGTCGATTCCGAAAGGATTGTTCGACTAGTAAGTAGCTATTCTATTTTGGTAGCTTCCTACTCAGGTGTGAAATTAGGCCTTACAATGAAAAATTCTATAAGACATTTTGCAACTTATTCTTCGTGTTATATTAAGAGCTCCGGAATCAATGCGTATATATTACGTTTAAAATTGACAAAACTTGCCCTAGAGTTATACCTTGCAGGGTCACGAATTGATACTCGTGATTTAGGCCAATCCCTTCGTTTATCGAAAGGGGGCCTTCCTACTTGGTTACCTCTACAGGCTCGTCAGGCTTTTTTAAACCGTAGTATTGTCCACATTAGATTCTGGATGTCTCTCTTGAATATATATAGGGCTTTATTGGGAGTTTACCCAGCTCCTACTTACTCATCAATAAGTGATATTTTTACTCCTGATGTCTCTAAGAGCTTACCTTTTGAAAATTTTCTTCGAGATTTTTCGAAGGTATTCGGTTTCTCAGTTCCTCAAGATAAGTTAAAACCAGTGACTTTCCCGTTACTATTAACGGGGAGTGGGGTCCTTGGAGGTCCTTCGATCTTGTCAGCTCATGTAGCTGCTCGATTGTGGGGATACCAACGAGTAAACTCCATTCGTCGCTGGATGAAACATTTTGAGGATACCAGAGGACTCCGAATATACAATACAGTATATGCTCTGATGAGACCTTGGGCTGATTTCTACCGTCCTAGGTTCTTGGCAAAATCTATCCTTCTTGGTAAACTTCATTTAAAATATGAAGCCGCCGGGAAAGTCCGGGTTTTTGCTATGGCCGATTATTGGACCCAATATTGTTTACTTCCCTTACATAAAAGTCTCTTCTCTTTATTAGAAAAGTTTAATGACTGTGATGCTACTTTCGATCAAGATACTGCAGTATCCAGTTTTTCTGGGCACTCGGAGTATTATTCCTATGATCTTAAATCGGCAACCGATCTAATTCCTCGTTACTTATATAAAGTAATGCTGGATATTATCTACGGAAAACCGATTGGGGATTATTGGGAGACCATGGTAGCAGATCGGGATTTCAAACTTCCTGATGAATCGAAGGGGAAGCCCTACGTCCACGAAGGTAAGACCTTCGTGAGGTATGGTAGAGGACAACCCATGGGAATCTTATCCTCATGGGCTTCTCTTGCCCTACTTCATCATTTTCTCGTGCAATTTGCCAACTATCAGGAATCTGGAGAGATCCAGATGTTTGATAAATATCGGGTTTTGGGGGACGATATTGTCATTGCTGATACCAAGGTAGCAAGGAATTATTTACAAATTTGTCAAGACTTGGACATTCCTATTTCTTTAGCAAAAAGCGTCATCTCTCCTCCTTCTTCAATCGAAGGGAAGAAGGGATGGCGTTTGTTTCAATTTGCTAACCAAATAGTGTTAGGACCGGTGAATATCTCACCTTTATCCCTTAAAGAAGAGATTTCATCACAAACCTTTTCCGCTAGACTAGAACTAGTAACTAGACTAGTGGGGAGGGGATGGAGCAGTCCTAAATTGAGTTTTTACCTCAAAGCGCTTCTTCCAATTCATTGGAAGAGAGCACAACATGCCATGAGCAAAGGTCATAGACCTTTATTCATGGATGCCTTGCTTCCTTTACTGCTAAGTCCTATGACTAAAAACATAGGTATAACAGGGTTGAGCAAATATTATGCATGGTTCCAGGTTTTAAGTGGATCATACAATTTTGCTGATCTATTGAATCATAGATTTTGGAATTCTGAGAAACAGGCTTCTTCTAAAGAGAAGTTTGTAGCCTTTTTATCAGAACGAGCTAGAGATATCTATCGAGATATCTTAACTCAACAAGATTGGGGCAACTTAGAAGGAGAAACTAAGAGGATTTCGGATTTCTTAGCTTTTCCACCCAAGTTCTTTGAATGGTACGCTCCTTTTGTAGAGGATTATTTGGTCAAGACTCCTTTTACTGAGGAACTTCCAGATTTAGTATCTCTGGAAACCTCAGGAGAGGGTCGCCTTACGCATATTGCTAACCCTGCCCAAGCTTATTTCTGGGATCCCGATAAGGATATTACGGAGGGATGGATCTCTCCTAAGTATCCTCTATCGAAAGATTCTCCAGAGAAATTGGCTTGGTTGGCATATAGAGAGTCTGCCTTGCCTCTCCTTCACTTTGAAGAAAAAGGTAAGACTCGAACGATTAATGTTAATTTGTTGAATTACATTCTCGTTCGAGAGGCTCTTAGTGACTACTTGGTCACTCTTAAGGAGACTATTTCACCATTATTAAAAATGCCTGCCAAACGCAAGGCAAGGGAACATGATTATATTCCAGATATTTTTGTGTTCTCTGTCCCGAAAGGAGAGTCTCAGCCTCGGGGATCATGGATCCCCCGAGCTGATGCTATTCCTAGAGGGAAGGTATTTGCTTTATTAACAGACTCGGAACATAAAATGAAAGCATTTGACCAAGATTGGGATCAACAATCTCCATTAGTGCCTTGTGTAAGAGATCCTATCTCTTTACCAGTCACTTTTGAGCGGTTGGAGAACCTAGTCTTTATTCAAAGAATTTATACTCGCTTAAAACCTGAAGACTTACTACGTAGATTTGAATATGATTCAAAACCCACATCACAAAACAAGATACGATTACAGAATAAGTTCTTGACATCGCTGCTCGTTTCGCTTCGTAAATCAGGCCTAAAATCGCATCTCTTTAAAGTAAGAGAGGAAATAGTCCCTTGTCTCCCGGGTGTATAAGATAG